AAAAGAGGGTGCCATGCTAAACGCACAAAATAAGTCTGTAGCTGGTAGGTACACACAGCTAGAGTCACACAGGCACTCATTCCTAGAGCGCGGCAGGGATGCCTCTGAGTTAACCATTCCAACACTTGTACCACCCGAAGGACACTCAGGGTCCACCCTGTATAAAACTCCTTATCAGTCGGTGGGTGCCAGAGGTATCAATAACCTAGCCTCTAAACTACTCATGACCCTTTTGCCGCCCAACGCGCCGTTCTTTCGGTTATCTATTGATGACTTTGATATCGAACAGCTTGCAGGGAAGGACGCTAGGGGAGCCGTTGAGGAAGCCTTGTCCCGAATAGAACGTGCGGCAATGCAAGAGATTGAAGCTACTGCCGTTAGGGTCCCTGTGCATGAAGCCCTGAAGCAACTTATCGTAGCAGGGAACGCTCTGGTCTATATGCCAAAAACTGGTGGTATGAAAGTGTACCGATTAGACCGCTATGTGGTCAAACGCGATACCATGGGTAACGTACTGGAAATTATCACTAAGGAGACTGTTTCTCCTATGATGCTTCCTAAAGAAGCCCAAGAAATCATAGCGACCTCTGAAGATTATGATAGGGACACAACAAAGAACTGTGACCTATACACCTACATTTGTCGCAAAGGTAATAAGTTTGAGATTTATCAGGAAGTAAAAGGGTTCGTTATCCCTAGTACCCAAGGTACTTTCCCGCTTGAAAAACTCCCGTTCATTCCCCTGAGATTTATTAGGATTGATGGCGAAGATTATGGGCGTGGGTATGTAGAAGAGTATATCGGTGACTTACGAAGTCTTGAGGCTCTTACGAGAGCTATTGTCGAAGGTGCTGCGGCGTCTTCAAAGGTACTCTTTCTGGTGAGGCCCAACGGAACAACAAAACAATCAACATTAGCAAAGGCCCCCAATGGGGCTATCGTCCAAGGGGATGCTAATGACGTAACTACCCTTCAGGTACAGAAGTACAATGACTTCAGGGTAGCCCAAGAAACAGCCTCAACTATTACAGAACGTCTTTCCTTTGCGTTCCTGTTAAATAGTGCCATTCAAAGAAATGCGGAACGTGTCACAGCGGAAGAAATAAGGTATTCTGCACAGGAGCTAGAAACAGCCCTTGGTGGTGTCTACAGTATTCTCTCCCAAGAGTTTCAGTTACCGCTTGTTAAGCTCTTGCTGGCTCGTCTTGAGACAACAGGCAAGATGCCAAAGATGCCCAAGGATTCCGTAAAGCCTCAGATTGTTACTGGCTTGGAAGCTCTTGGTCGTGGACAGGACTTGAACAAACTATCTCAATTCCTGAGTTTCCTACAGCCATTAGGCCCTGAGATTATTAGTCAGAACTTAAATGTTGAAGACTACATAGACCGTCTTGGAGCGTCCCTAGGGATTGACACTGGTGGGCTAGTTAAATCTGCGGAGCAGAAGGCCCAAGAAATGCAAGCGGCACAAGAGGCCCAACAGCAAGAACTTGGGAACCAAACACTAGCTAACATGGCTGAAAGGGCAGCACCAAAGCTGGCTGAACAAATCCCAGAGAACCTTCAGCCTAACTAACCAGTGGAGACAGTAAGAAATATGGTTGAAGCACTCAACACACACCAAGAACAAACGCCCGAAGACCCTTCCTATGTTCAGGAAATGGTGCAAAAGGCCGAAGGTTTAAACAACCAACAAGAGGAACGCCCAGAGTGGCTACCTGAGAAGTTCAATTCCCCTAAAGATATGGCAGATGCTTATGCAAACCTTGAACGTCAATTCCATGATAAACAAGGTGACACAGATGAAGCGGCTGCTGTTGATGAAATGGGAAATGAGGAAGTCAAAGAATACCTTTCAGATAAGGGAGTTGACTTTAACACAATGTCCGAGGACTTTTGGCAAAACGATGGGTTGTCAGAGAACCAATACAACCAGCTTGAAGCCGCTGGTATACCTTCAGACATTGTAGACCAATTCATTGATGGTCAGAAGGCCATTGTGGATGCCACCAGACAACAGGCGTTTAACATAGCTGGTGGCGAAGAAAACTATGGGCAAATGATGGACTGGGCAACCAATAATCTATCGGAGCCTGAACAAAACGCCTTTAATGCAGCGGTAGACAGTGGGGATACGGGCAAAGCTATGTTCGCTATTCAAGGTCTATCGGCCCGTTTCCGTTCTGACGCTGGGAGCGAACCAAACCTACTCCAAGGTGAGGTTTCTAATTCGTCAGTGGGGTCTTACCAAAGTCTAGCAGAAATCACCTCTGCGATGTCTGACCCAAGGTACGAGAAAGACCCTGCATACCGTGACCAAGTAGCTAAGAAACTACAGCGGTCTTCGGTTCTCTAGTCCTGTCTCCCACAAGCAAACTAGAGTGGGCGACCCTATATCCTCCCCATGGGTCGCCCTTTACTATTCACAAGGCCACATAACGAACAAGCAACTAACCGCTGACCCCTTGCGAGGGACAATCTGAGGCGAAAGTGAGTGACTAAAGGGCTGAGTGTGCAAACCTAATAACATTAACCAACGAGGTAAACGAAATGGCTATGCAAGCTGCTTCTAACCCAGCCTACGATGTATCGCGGCTCGGTCAAACTAACCTCTCTGGTGATGTGCGTGACCTGTTCTTAAAATTATATGCTGGTGAAGTTCTCACTAGCTTTGAAGCTAAGAACATCATGATGCCACTTGTTCGCACTCGCACAATCACTAAGGGAAAATCAGCGTCCTTCCCGATGCTGGGACGTACCACAGCGGAATATCACACCCCTGGCAATGAAATTACTGGTGGGCAAGTACGTGCTTCGGAACGTATTGTCACCATTGATGACTTGCTGATTTCCAGCCAATTTATCACTTCGATAGATGAAGCTATTAATCACTATGATGTTCGTTCAACTTACTCCAAGGAAGCTGGTATCGCTCTGGCTACTGAGGCTGATAGAAACATCCTTCGGACTGCCATTAAAGCCGCGCTCTCCACCAACGCCACCCGCGCTGCTGCTCTGGTACAGGACTACACTGCGTTTACTGAAGAAGACTTCACTGACAACGTGACCATTGGTTCTGGTAACAGTGCTGATATTATTGACCCAGCCAAAATCGCTAAGTCAATCTTTGACGCCAAGAAGGAAATGGACAAGAAGAACGTACCTTACGATTCTGGTGTTGTTGTTGTTCTTCCACCTGACCAATACTACGCCCTTATGGACGTATCTGACGGTAGTAAACTGACGTACATGAACCGTGACTTTGGCGGTAATGGCTCTGTTGCTTCTGGAAGCGTACCTACGATTGCGGGTTGCCCAGTAATGATGAGTAATCACTTGGTTACTGCTGATTTGTTGCAAACTGCTGGTGGAACCAAAGGTCAGTCAAAGGGCAACCGTCCTCTGGCGAACACCGCTGGTTCTGGTCGGACTACTTCCTACGATATCACTAACACTACAACAGACGGGGTTAACCTAGTTGACCTTGCTGCAAAGGTCCGTGGCATGATTATGACACGCGATGCTGTTGCTACTGTTAAGCTCATGGATTTGGGTGTTGAGAGTGAATATCAAATTAACCGTCAAGGCACCTTGATGGTGGCAAAATATGCCATGGGTCACAACGTACTGCGTCCAGCATGTGCGATTGCTCTACTGGCAGCTTAAAGGGTTAACTGAGTTAATTTTTTGGCAAATTGAGGGGGGTTCCATTGGGGCCTCCCTTTTTTTCGTTTCAGGAGACAAGAATGACCAAAGGTTTGTATGACCGTATCCACGAAAAGCGTAAGCGTATCGCTTCGGGTTCTGGCGAAAAGATGAGAAAAGCTAGCAGCAAAGGCGCACCGTCTGCCAGTGACTTTAAAAAGTCAGAAAAGACTTCCCGAAGATACCTACAGAAAAAGGCGTAACCATATGTCGAGGACACCCGCATGGCAACGCTCAGAAGGGCAAAACCCAGAAGGGGGCCTGAACGCCAAGGGCCGAGCGTCTTACACAGGGGGTACACTGAAACCACCCGTAAGAAAGACAGCAGATACCCCAGAGAAGAAAAGACGGAAGGGTTCGTTTCTTGCGAGAATGGGGGGAGCCAAAGGGCCACTCATGAAGGATGGGAAGAAGACCAGATTGAAGCTCTCATTAGAGGCATGGGGTCACTCTGGTGACAAAGCGTCTGCCCAAGCAAAAGGCCGCAGAATACTAGCACAATATAAAAACTCAGAGGCATAACAAATGGCACTCACGGCAACCACAAAATTAGAGGCGGTCAACACGCTTCTTACGGCTATCGGTGAAGCCCCTGTAAACTCACTTACTTCAGGGTTGGTTGACGCCGAAACCGCAGAGACAATCTTGGACTCTGTTAGCCGTGAGGTCCAATCCCAAGGGTGGGCCTTTAACAGCAACTACCTACAAGAATTTACCCCCAACAGTGACCTACAGATTGTGGTGGGTCCTGATGTTCTACGCATTGATATGGCAGAGAACAGAAGTACCACAATAGACGTAGTGGCTAGGGGTAGTAAACTTTATAACCGAGCAACAAACTCATTCTACTTTGAAGCCACTGCTGCAATCAAAATGAATACTGTTGTGGTCCTTGAGTTTACGGACCTTCCAGAATCCGCAAGGCGGTACATTACTATTCGTTCTTCTCGGATCTTTCAGGACCGTGTGGTTGGCTCTGATTTACTTCATGGATTCCACCAGCAAGACGAACTGAGAGCATTAGTAGAACTGAAAGATGCAGACAGCTTAGTAAACGACCACAATATCTTTGATAATTATTCTGTAGCCTCTGTGATTGACAGAGTAGGTGGGAGGGTACTTTAGAATGGCTCTAGTTTCAGCTTCGATACCCAATTTGATTAACGGGGTTTCCCAACAGCCCCCGTCACTACGGTTAAACACTCAGGCACAGGAACAGGAAAACGGTTTGTCTACTGTGGTTGACGGGCTGAAGAAACGCCCTGCCTCTGAGCATGTGGCTATACTGCCGAATGTCCCTAGTTCTGTAGACAACGCTTTTATCCACACAATCCGCAGGGATGATACGGAGTTTTATACGCTGATTATCACAGCGGGAGCCTTGAATATTTACGATAAGGCTGGGACCCAGATATCCACAAGTTCTGTCCCTAGTACAGCAATAAACTACCTTAGTGGCCTATCTGACCCGTCCACAGAAATCAGCGCAACTACCATTGCTGACTATACGTTCATTGTGAACAAAACAAAGACCGTGGCAAAGAATACAAGCAACCTAAGTGCAGCTAGGCCCAAAGAGGCTTTGTTCTATGTGAAGCAGGGTGACTACAAGACTGACTTTACAATCCGCGTGAAGTACGCGGGTTCAACCTATACGTCCACAAAGACTACTTTGGATAGTTCTAACGCGGCTAACCAAGGGGATGTAAGAACCAACAACATTGCGTCTGCTTTAAGTAGTGGCCTTTCGTTACCCGCTGGGTTCACAAAGGAACTTTTGGATAACACACTGTATATCAAGCGAGATGATGGAAATGACTTTGAGGTAGAAGCCACAGATTCTCGCGGTGATACGTTTTTGTTTGCTTTTAAAGGGCAGTGTGGGGATTACAAAAAGCTACCACCAAAGGGCAAAGAAGGTTTCCTGATTGAAATTATTGGTGACAATCAAAAAGGCCAAGATGACTATTATGTGCAACTATCAGACCCCGATGGAAACGGACAGTTAGTCTGGAAAGAAGTTATAGCACCCAACATAGCTAAGAAGTTCGATGAAACCACAATGCCTCACCAGCTTATTAGGACCGCTGGGGGAGCCTTTGAGTTTAAACCCGCAACTTGGGCAGAACGTGGGGCTGGTGACGATGAAACAAATGATTTTCCTTCCTTTGTAGGATACAAGATAAACGATATCTTTTTCCACAAAAACCGCCTTGGTTTCCTGTCAGATGAAAACGTAATTATGTCTGAGGCTGGTTCGTTCTTTAATTTCTTTCAGAGAACCGTGATTACCCTTGTGGACTCTGGACCCCTAGATATCGCCGTATCAAACAACCAAGTGTCTATTCTTAAACACGCTGTTCCGTTCTCTGAGCGTCTTCTGTTGTTTTCAGACCTTACACAGTTTGTTCTTACTGCCGATGACATACTGGCCCCCGACACGGTATCTATAGATGTTACCACGCAGTTTGAGGCCAGCTTGAGGGCCAAGCCTGTAGGTGCTGGGAAGTACATATTCTTTGGAACCTCTAAAGGTACATCTTCAGGGGTCCGAGAATACTTTGTAGATAACGACACCAACACCAACGATGCTGCTGAAATAACGGCCCATGTACCTACTTACATTCGCGGGGAAATCACACGGCTTACAGCGTCTTCTAATGAGGATACTTTGTTGGTTCTTTCAGACACCGATAGAACACTGGTGTATGTGTACAGGTACTATTGGAACGCCCAAGAAAAGCTACAATCAGCTTGGTCCAAGTGGAAGTTTGGCGGGACTGTCCTGAATGTAGACTTTAATAAATCAGAGATATTCATGGTTATCAAAAGAGGCAGCGATGTTTGCCTTGAGACAATTAACCTAGGGGAAGACACCGCCATATCCGTAACTGATGCTGGTCACTCTGTTCTGTTGGACCGTAGGGTTAAACTGAAAACTGGGGGTACAACTTCCCTACCTTACACCGATAGTTCTGCAATCTATGTGACACAGAACGGGGCTATTGTTGCAGCTTCAGCGGTTGCCGCTTTGTTAGCAGCGAGTAAGACCGTGTATGCTGGGGTTCCCTTTACGTTTAAGTACAAGTTTTCTGAGCAAGTGGTCAAAAAGGACAACAACCCGATAACCATTGGTAGACTACAGATAAGAAACTTTAACTTGGTCTTTAATAATAGTGGGTTCTTCAAAGCCAAAGTGACACCCTCTAGGCGCAGTACATCCACTAAGTCTTTTACTGGGCGTAACCTTGGGAGCGTCAATAACATCATTGGACAAGTCTCCATAGATGACGGGACCTTTTCGTTCCCAGTGTTAGCCAAGTCAGACCAAGTAGATATTGAACTTGAGAGTGACAGCTTTCTTCCTTGTGTATTCCAATCGGCAGAGTGGGAAGGCTTCTATATGCTACGCTCAAAGAGACTTTGACAGCACACTATAGACCCTCAAAATTTAAAGACTGTAGAAACCTAGCATCCAACATCAGAGACACAGACAAAAGGGAAATATGGGCTTCCCATGGGATAACCCCCTTGGCGGGTCTTCAGCTTTCCTTTTTGGTTTCTGAAGAGTGCAACAGTGTCGTAAATGATAATCAGGACATTATAGGAATGTTTGGCGTTACCAACAACGGAACCGTGGGTGTTCCATGGTTACTTATGTCGGAAGCCTCAGAGGGTCTTAGCTTTAATAGGGAGTTCGTTACTCAGAACAAACAATGGGTAACTGAGGTACAAAAGAGATACCAAGTTCTAACCAACTTTGTGTCTCAGGAAAACAAGAGGGCTATCAAATGGCTCAAGATACTAGGTTTTACCTTTATATCCCTAAAGCCTAACTACGGGGTTCACCCCCAGCCCTTCTATGAATTTGTAAGAATAAGGAGTTAGCCATGTGCTTTGCACAGATAGGTATGGCACTTGGCGCAGCCGAGGGAGCCGCAGCAATAAGCACAGGGTTGAGCGCAGTAGGCACGGCGGTTTCCGTAGGTTCAACCTTTATGAACTACCAAGCCGACCAGCAACAATTTGGCGCACAGCAACAGCAGTATAACACCAATAAGCTACTAGCCCAGCAATCCATGTTGGAACAAGCGGGGCAGTTAAGCCTTCGGGAATCTCAGGAACGGGATGCCCTATTGGATAAAGCCATGGCGAACAAAATCGAAGCTGCAAAAGCCAAAGGTAGAACCATAGCTTCCGCTGGTGAAGCTGGGGTTTCTGGAATGTCTATAGCTGCACTTGTGGCAGACATTGAGAGAACCAAGCTGAACAACCAAAACACTATCGGCAGAAACTTCGCAGCCATACAGCAACAAGGGATTTATGACCGTAAAGCCTTGGAAGCACAGGCGCAAGGTAGGGTCAACAACATGGCCCTTCCAACGGCCCCAAGTCTGCTAGGGGCTGGGCTTCAAATGGCTGGGTTGGGTCTGCAAGGGTACAACAAGTACAACAAAATCAACAACCCCAATGAACCTGTGTTCAATCTAGAGGGCTAAAATTAACTGAGTTAACTTTTGAAGGATGCCACCAATGGCTAGAAGACCAAGAGCCAGAGTTGATACTTCTCGCTTGAGAGCGATGGGGGAAACATCAGCGGTAGTCGCTAGACCCGTTGATACCTATGTACGGCCAGCGGCCCCGCAGAAGAACGAACAATATGCTCAGATACTTAGTGCGCTAAGTACCGTAAATCCCGCACTTGATACCTTTATTGCTGATAAGGTTACTAAAGACAGAGAAACACAGGCAAACAAAGGTGAGAAGTCTTTTTATGAGGCTACCCCTGAAGAACGCAAAGCGGTATCCGCACAGATTAAAAGCGGAGAGATTAACGAACTTCAGTCTTCCTTTTGGGTCGAAGG